ACGAATATGCAAGATGCACAAAACAGGGGTATCATATTTGTGTAAATTGGGGAAGCCGCTTGACAAATCCGCGCCCCATGTGCTATATGTAAATTAGAGCCGGGGCGAACCCCCTGTTGTCACGGGCAAGCCCGCGGGGTTGGTACAGACAACGACCCTAGCGCCCCGGCCTATTATGAAGGTGGTGACATGATGCAACCCGGCTATCATGATATAAACCTATATACAAAGGACGGTTGGCCGGATATTGATATGCTTGCAAATACCGGGGCTATCCTTATTGTGCTTATTGGTGCCCGGCGTATTGGTAAGACATACGGAGTATTACATAAATATATCAAAGAGCAAGTACCTATGCTATATCTTCGCCTGACCAAGACACAACTTGACCGTTGCGCCAGCGGTGGAAACAATCCATTTGACCCTCCCGCAAAAGATTTGGGTATTGATACAGCATTTGAGATTTCTGGTGATAGCTACCTTGTCCGAGAAGTCACAGAGCGGGACGAAAAGGAACGCCCCACGGCATACGGGCGATTTATCGCACAAGGCAGTAGTATATACAGTACACGCGGAATTGCATCTGGTCAATATGGTGCAATCGTCTTTGATGAGTTTATCCCCGAGAGGGGAACGGCTGTCAGAAAAGACGCGGGTTACAACCTGAAAAGCTCTATACAGTCCGTTACAGATGTAAATACCGCAGATATTCCTGTCTGGTTACTTGCAAATAGTAACAACTTGGACAGCGACGTATTACAAGAATTTGGCTTGATTAGTGTCTATGAAGATATGCGCTTGACGGGTGCCAATTGTTGGCTATCCCCGGACAGCGGGACATTATGTGTGGATTTTAAGAAGTCGCCCATATCCGCGCAGTTAAAGCAAACCCGTCTAGGCAGAATTTTGAACACTGGCAGTTATGGCGAGATGGCATTTGAAAATGATTGGAGTAACAACAACTTTGCAAATGTCCGCCGTCTGCCCGGAAAACAAGTCCGGGAATATGTCGATACCTTACATTTAGGTGACATTATGATAATGATGCACAAGACGGAAAGCTGGTGGTATATCCGAAAGGCACCGAATTGCCCCGCAAAAGTGCCCCATTGGGATGTAACACCAGACACACAACGGGATATTGGCCGTGTGTTTTTTGGCCTGTTAACAGGTGTTGCACATGGCAATATTACATATGATAGTTTCGAAACTAAACGAAAATTTAACGATTATGCATTGGGAGGAAGGTATAAACTATGAATATGACTATCGACCAGATTTTGAAGTTGATTGACGCGGGCTATACAAAAAATGAAATTGAAACTTTATCGTCCCATACGTCTCATACAGACCCCGCGTCTGAAACTACTATGCCCGTCCCGGTTGAGCAGGTGACAGCGCCCGCCCCGGCGGAGCCTACCACACAGGAGGTTGAAACCAATGTAGACCCCGTGACCAGCGCGGAACCTACCGCGCCCGCGCCGGATGATAATGCCCGCTGGAATGCCCTGTTGGCAGAAATCGCCGATATGAAAAAGGCTATCCACGGCCAGAACATCCGGCGCGGAGTTGACACACCCGCCCCGAAACCTATCGATGAGGAACTTGCCGAACAGTGGATTGCAAACGGCGAGTCCAAGAAGTAAGGAGGAATATGAAATATGTCTGTTAATGCAACTAATCTCGGACTGAGTATTGAACAGGCCGGGAGGGTACTGAATGCCGCCTTTAAACAGGCAACCGGGCAGGAAGTTATTTCCCAGCTTGCAACTGGTGACTATGTGTCCATTGCCACCATGGCACAGCGTGTCGGATATGAGCAGATGACCAATGCCCTGTCTCAGGTGCTGACCCGTACCTATATCCGCGTTCGCGCTTATAGTGCCAAGTTCCGCAGTCTGATTAAGACCGAGGAACAGTACGGCAATATGGTTCGAAAAATTACCTATATCGACCGCGATATCCCCGAGGGTGACTTGACCCGCAATATTGAGGATGGCAAGGAGTACAGCCCCTATAAGGTGCGCAAACCCCAGGCCATTCAGACGGCCTATTATGGTTTTAATCATATTGATGATTATATCACGATCTTTAAGAATCAGTGGGATACCGCTCTTTCTTCTGGTTCTGAGCTTCAGCGGTTCATCTCCGGCATTATGCAGGAATGGTATAACAAACTTGAACAGTACCATGAACAGTATAGCCGTGCAACCCTGATTAACCTTATTGGTGGAACTCAGGCATATAACGCAGATACCGCCGTAAAGGGCGCAGGCATTACCCGCCCTGAAATGGTGCGCCACCTGCTGACGGAGTACAACACCGAGCACGGAACCACTCTGACCCGTGATGCCCTTCTGGCTGACCGCAACGCCTTCACGCAGTTCGCGGAAGATTTGGCGTATAAGATGGACACCATTGTCCGGCAGATGGGCGAGAGGACTACCCTATACCACGTTTCCCCGCTGAAATCCATCACCGCAGAGGGCACTACAGCTGTTACTGTCCCCATTAAGCGGCATACCCCCCGGGAAAATCTCCAGTGTTATATGCTGGCTCCCTTCTGGGATAGGGTGAAACGCATGGTTCGCCCCGGCCTGTTTGCGAACGAGTATCTAGAGTATATCAAGTTTGATGAGGTTGCATTTTGGCAGAACATCGAAACTCCCGAGAAAATCAACGCCAATGTGAGTTACTTCAAGCCCGTTGCGGCGACCGTTGCCAGTAATAAAACTACTTACGCCGTCAAGAACGATTCCGGCAATGTCGCCGTTGAACTGCCCTATGTTCTGGGCGTCATGTTCGATGATGAGGCCGCCGCAATCTGCTACAAGAATATGTGGAGTGCGGCAACCCCCATGAACCCTGCGCACGGTTTCCAGACGAATTATATCCATGAGGATGTCCAGTGGAGAAACGACAACACCGAAAATTGTTGTGTACTTCTGCTTGACTGACAGGCGGTGATAGTATGGCTTTTGAAGTAAATCTTTACCGATTTGAGAAGAAAGTCAACTCCACCAAACAACCTATTAACCCCAGTTGGCACGCTACATTCCAAGCCACCCCCCGCCGGGGGGTGAGCGTGCTTGCCCCGGTGCTGGCTATCACCTCCACGGAAGAATACACCCTTATTGGATATAATTACGCCTATATCCCCCGGTATAAGCGTTATTATTGGATTACAGATATTAAGGTTATGCCAAATAATCTGTGGTGGGTGTATCTGTCCTGTGATGTGCTTGCCACATACAATACGGATATACAAAATAGTACCGAGTATGTAGCCCGGAGTGCAAGCGCCTATGTTGGTACTATTGAAGATGGTATGTACCCAAGCAAGGCGGGAAGTTATCTAGCAATGACTTCCAAAGCGTCACCGTGGGTATCTGACCTGTATAGTGGTACTTATGTAGTAGGTATCATAAACGGCATTGCCGGGGCAACCAGTACCGCCGTTACCTACTACGCCTTTACAGCTGAACAATATGCTCATTTGCTTGATATGTTACAAAATCAGACAACCATGGCAAGTATCCTTGGAATCACTGTCAAGGATGGCATCGTTCAGGGCTTGACCGGGTGCTTGCAGGATATTAGTTATGATGTGTATATTGCACAGCTAAACCCTATCCAGTACATTGTGAGCAGTGTTTATATCCCTATCGGCCGGGCAAGTCTGGACACTGGCGCAAGCACTAATGTAGATATTGGCCGCTGGCGTATTCCTGATTTTGTGGCGCCGACAATCGGTTATCGGGCTATTGTCGATTGTGGTACTATTGAGATACCTCATCACCCGCAGGCGGCAGAACGGGGGGAATACCTCAACAACCCGCCCCATAGTGTATATAGTATGCACTTTCCGGGGTTTGGCGTTATCGAGCTTAACGGCACCCGCGTTTCCCGCCGTCCTGTTATCCGTGCCCGGGTAGTGTTTGACCCGTACAACGGTAACGGTTACTTGTACCTTGGGACTGACGACCCAGACGAGGACGAAGGCGCTTTGGGTATCCTGTCTGGCAATATCGGCATTCCCGTCCCCGTCACGCAGATGTTGGCAACCGACTTGCGCGGCAATATGATTGCAAATGTGGCAAAGATCGCAAGCAATGTCTTTTCTGACAAGGGCGGAGTTATGACACAGGCAAAGACCAATATCAGCACATTTGCCCCGGCAATGTTTAGCCAAATGGCACAGGATGCAACAGGGGCGGCACCCGCCGAGAACCCCGCGACAGTCGCACAGGCTACGGGCGATAACCCCAGCGCAATCTTTGATGGAATCCAGCCTATCCCTACTCTGTCAATGTCAGGCAGTGTCGGCGGATCTTCCGGCCTGTATGGCAATTGGTGGGTTAAGTTGGAGTATTTTTTATTGGTGGACGAGGACAATGAACATCTGGGTCGGCCGCTGATGCAGATGAAACTTCTTGCCAACTGTGGAGGATATACGCAATGCATTAACCCGGATGTTATTTGCATCGGTGCAACGGCGCAGGAAACGGAAATGGTCAATAACTATTTAGCTAATGGTATCTTTTTGGAGTAAGGAGGTGTAACCTTGGGAGACATTAACGCAAGTTATAATTGGGCTATTGATACCTGTAACCGCCCGGACGTGGGTTATAGTCAGGCGTACCGAGATCAGCAGACAGTTGACGGAATTACTTATTATGATTGTAGTAGTTTTATTTGGTACGCCCTTAAAGCTGGCGGCTTTGTCGGAATTGGCAATAGTCCATTTGTGACAGCCAATATGCGTGGAATTTTGACAAGTGCTGGATTTACGGAGTATGACGCTCAGTCCGTGGCGTGGGAACCCGGAGACATTGTGTGGAGAAAAGGCCACACGGAAATGGTCTATGATGACCACATTACCATGGGCGCACATACCGCTCACGCCCCTCTTGCAGATCAGGTGTCTATACGGGATAGACCCGTTAGCAACACGGCATTCACGCGAATTTTGAAGTATGGCGGTGCTCCACCGACTCCGCCTGAACCCGGAGGTGGTACCGGAAATTTTTTCCCGTCTACCTCTTTAGGAAATACTGGTAAAGAGGTGTTCAAAGTGACAAGTAAAGAAATTATCAAGGCATTCCAGTCTATTCTGAAAGCAAATGGCTACTATAAAGGCCAGATTGACGGTCTCATGGGGCCTCTTACCCGTGAAGCGCTGAGAAATGCAGGTGTTAAGTGATGGATGTCAATGTCATTACCCAGATTATTAGTAACTTGGGTTTCCCGATTGCGTGTGTTGTTGCCATGTTTTGGATGCTCAACAAAGAGCGGGATGTACACAAGGCCGAAACGGCGGAACTTGCAAAGGCAATCGAAAATAACACGAATGTCATGACTCAGGTGCTAGACAAACTGGAAACGATTGGCAAGGGGGCGTAACTATGGCACAGTACAGCCCCTTGTTTTTCCCAGAGTTAAACGGGCTGACGTCGGGGGTTAATCCCCCCGGCGTCTACACCACAAATAACGCTACTACCCTGTATTTCCAGCGGATGCTTTACCAGCGGGCAATGTCCGTGTTTGATTGGACTATCCCCGAGGAGTGGGATAAAAACTTTTTGCAATATTGCCTTTGCTTTTTGGGTTATAGTGTTGTGGTTGACTCCGACAAAATCGCCCGTGTATCGGCTGGCCATTGTGGCGTTGTCCCGCAGGCGGGAACTCTGTATGGGTATGGTATCTTTTACCAACCTACAAGGGCAAATGTGGTTAGTCCACTGCTGGACGGAACCGCCTTGACCATCGGCGAGGACTGCGAACTAATCCGCCTGACCCCAGACTATATGGGCATTTGGGATATTATCCAGACATACTCCGAGTTACTCAGTCAGGCCAGCACCGCCACCTCCATGAGCTTGCAAAATAGTCGTGTTGCGTTTGCCATTGCCGCGAAAAACAAAAGCGCGGCGCAGACGATCAAGGCTATTTATGATAAGGTTCAGCGCGGCGAACCCGGCGTTGTGTTTGACGGCAACTTTATAAAGGACTCCGACGGCGCAGACCCTCAGCCTTGGGCGGCTTTCCAGCAGTCGGTGAAAGATTGTTATGTCGCAGACATGACGCTGGAAGCCTATGACACTATCCTGCACCAGTTTGACGAGGAAGTTGGAATTCCTTCTCTCCGTGGCGCGGCAGGCAACAAAAAGGAACGTCTTTTAACAGACGAAATCCACCGAAACGACAGCGCGACAACTGCCCGGGCGAGTGTGTGGCTTGATTGCCTGAATCAGTCTTTGGAGCGTGTAAACTCCCTGTTTGGACTGTCCTTGTCCGTAAAAATGCGCGAAATGCCGGAACTGGAAGGGGGCGAACCGGATGTTGACGAAAATAACGTTGCAGGGACTTGACCGCCTTGTCCAGTCCGGCCTTGTGCAGGGTGTTACGGACTTGTGGGACGGTTTGACCGTGCCGGAAGGTGCCAACAAGCAGACGCTTATAGATGCAATTCTGTACCGTAGCTTCGAGTTCCCAGTGCTTTACATGGACGCACATACAGTACATGACCAAATCAAGATTGTATCGGAAATGTATGCTGACAGTATGTCCCGGACATGGGCGGCGCTGACGGCGGACTATAACCCCATCCACAATTTTGACCGCTACGAGGAAAGCACCGATGACCGGGAAGGAAGCGACACCCGGAAGGGACACAGCACCCAGACCGGCACCGGCCAGAGCACGGAGAGCAACGAGGACAGCGGCACCAGCTCCACCGGCTATGCAGGAGACACCGCAGACACGTTCCATCCGTCCGACAAGTCTGACAGTTCCAGCCGGGGGAAGGTGTCCGGGGACAGTAAGACAACCGCAGACACCAGCACTGAGGACAGCGGACAGAGCAAGGACAAGTTGACACATTCCGGGCACCTGTATGGCAATATCGGTGTAACCACGTCACAGCAGATGATTACGGCCGAAATTGATATGCGTCTTGTCTATAACTGGTATGACACTTTCGCGCAGATGTTCACCCGCGAATTGTGCGTGGGTATCTATTGATAGGGGGTAAGACTATATGGCATTCAATAATTTTCCCTATGCAGACCTTAACATTACAAACCTTGACTTCCTTTTTGACCAGCAGGGCGCGCTGAAAACTTGGGTAACTCAGCAGATGGAGGACTTTGCCAACCAGTATATTGACAAGGCCTACATTGACGTTAATTACAACGCCGACACTGAGACGCTGACCCTGTACACCATCCCGCAGGAGGGGGGCAAGTAAGATATGGCAGATATTAAGATTATCAATCTTAACGGCACCGATTACAATATTGTAGACGACGCGTCCCGGACTGTTGCCAACGCCGCCAAAACGGCGGCAGACACCGCCGCCACCAAAGCCGATGCCGCAAAGACCGCTGCCGAAACTGCCCAGACCGCCGCGCAGGATGCCGCCACACAGGCGGGTGATGCTGTTATCATTGCCCAGACGGCCAATGACACCGCGACCAGCGCGGAAACCAAGGCGCAGTCGGCCAGCACGGCGGCAAGCAACGCCCAGACTGCCGCCGAAACTGCGCAAAGTACCGCCGACACCGCCAAGACCAATGCGGCAACTGCGCAGAGTGCGGCCAATGCGGCAAAGAAAGCCGCCGAAACTGCGCAGAGTACAGCAAATACCGCCAAGACCAACGCGGAAACTGCGCAGAGTGCGGCCAATGCGGCCAAGACCGCCGCCGAAAATGCGCAGTCGGATATTAACACGGTCAAATCTAAGGCTATGACCGCAACATATGACAGCGCAACTAAAAACTCTGACGCTTGCCACGCTGGCATAATAAGGGGGTAACAATTTTATGGCAAATCCTAAGCTGAGTTATATTAAAATGGGGGATACTACCCTTGATATTAACGATGCCGCCACGGCGGCGACCGTAAAGACACATGACGACCAAATTCGGAAATTGCGCTCCACTGTTGATGGTGTCGATTTTCTTGGAAGTCATGTCCCCGGCCTTGTTGATAAAGTTGCGGACTTGCAAAATGATGTAGCCGGAATGAATAAGCGCGTTGTTGGTGGGTTTGACCTGTCCAACGTGGTGATGATTGGAGACAGCTACGCCGCAGGTGCCAACACCACGGCACCAAGCACGGATAATTGGTGTGTACAGTTGGCTAAACTGCTGGAAATTACCAACTATCGGTATTATAGCAACGGTGGTGGCGGTTTTATCACGTCCGGCGCGGCTGGCGGTAACTTTACCTATATGTTGTCGTCCTCCGGCAATGTGTATAAAGCCGAGAGCAAGGACGCCGCAAAAGTGACTATGGTCATTATTATGGGCGGTATCAATGATGGCAATGTGTCGGAAGGCAATATGTCCAGTGCCGTGACAAACACGATCACCGCCGCAAAACAGCTGTTCCCAAATGCCCGGCTGTTGCTGTCCTATAATTTCTTCTGGAAACCGTACCCTATCGGCCAGAGTCGAGGGATTGAGCTTGCTTGCAATGATGCCGGTGTGCCTTTTGTTGACATTGCGCCTTGGGCTATGGCAGACAGTAATGAGATGTACACTGATAACGTGCACCCCAATAGCGCAGGTGTGCGCAGATTTACGGCAATGCTTGCGGCCTATATCCGGGGGTACCGTAACAACGTGCCGCACCGCAAGCTGATTAGCTATAACGGCTTTAACTGTCGTTGGTGGGTGCAGGGCGGAGAGTTGCGTATGATGATTGCGGGCACCGCCACCAATACCGCAAATGACGGCCGAGTTATTAAGGGTATCCCCATTGCGTCCTATACCGGAGAACCGCTGTCTATGTCCGGCAGAGGTTACAACGATACAGGCAACAATGCCTATACGCTCATCAAAGAGTCTGACGGCACTTCCAGTATCGCAGTCTATGGCGGCCAGCTGACCGCCGGAACCTATCTTCATTGTAATCTGTCCTTCCCGTGGGAGATGCTTTGCTAAAGGAGGATTGTTTCACATGAAACATTTGAAAGTCCTGTTTCTCGGACTCATTACGGCGGCTTGCCTGTCCTGTACGGCTATGGCGGTAACGCCAGCCTACACGCCGCCTAAACTGCCCGAAATTCCAAAAATCGAAGTAGAAGTGCCGAAAATCAATTTTTCTGACGATTATTTCAATAATCTACTGAAAAATATTAAGATTCCTGAAAAATACTTTGATTGGATTTTCGGAAGATAAGAAGAAAGCCCCGGTGCAATGCACCGGGGCTTGAGCTTTACCCGAAAATCATAATCAGCATAAAGAAGAACCAGCCAAGGCAACCGACCGTGGCAATCACTCCGAACAGGACTACAAGTCCGTTGCGCTCATCCATGCCAAAAAGGATTGACCCGCCGGAAAGAATCGTTGCCAGAAATACCACGGCCAGAAGGATAAAATGTAAGACGCCCATAGTTTACCTCCCACTTGACGGCCAAATGACAGCCAGCCGGTGATATTCCCGGTCGAACTCCCAGACCTTGCCCATGGGGGAAGCAAGCCCGCCCGTCTTTGTGGTGTAAAATTCATCACAGGCGGGATAACCTGGCAATCCGCGCATGACTTCATCCCACCAGTTACCCAATCGGTCACTGTCCGTGACTCCGTAGACCTGTGCAATTTTCAGGACGTGCTGTGCATCGTCCGTCAGCGCGGCGGCCGCATAGTCACCGCGTTTTTTACTGATTTCCCAGACCCAGACCCGCATAACCGCTCACCTCCTTAAAACATTTTCAGAACCTGAGCGCACAACCCGCCGTCCTTCTCATACAGCCGGGCTACAAACGACTTCCGTGTGCGCTCCTCTCCCGTCTTGTCCAAATACTCCGCGTCCCGGTCAAACAGAAACAGGGTGACGGTGTAGCCGTCCTTATACATTTCCACGGCGGGGAATTCCTGCTTGATACGCTTCACATTGTAATCCCCCGTAATGTTGATACGGCCATAGACACCGCCAGCCTTGGAATGATTGATAAACCAATAGTTGTCAAAGCTAATCAACACGTTTGTGTCTACCTTGTCCCCGTCCTTATCAATGTAGTGGGACGGCATGACGTAAATCCGGCTGTTGTAGGGTTTATTCTCCGTGGTGGTTTCCTTCTTCTGATAGTTCTTGCTAGTGTACATTATTATAATCTCCTTTCAATCTTTGAGGGGGTCTCCCCTCTTGTTGATTGTATTCTATCATACTGTGATAATATTGTCTATTGATATCATGCACAAATTATCCCGCTAGATTTTGTTCACCTTCCCAAATCTCCATGGACTCTATCGCCGTGATAAGGTCTGTGTATCTAACCTTGTAATCTCTGTCCTCCATGTAAATCCAACTTGCCGTTGGTGTGTCCGGGTCTGACCAGTCCACGGGGGCGGGGTGGTACCATAGTTTGTTGCCGCCTGCCGGATTGATGGAAAATCCATCCTGTAATAGGTTGATGTTATCGCACAGCGCTTTACGCCCTTCTTCCTTGCGGACTCCCGCAATGGTGACTTGCAACTCTCCGTCTGCGTCCCGGTAGGCGTAGCATTTGGCGTGGAGGGCGCGGAACTCCTGATAGCCGTAATCATTGTATGGGTGCTCATCCTCTGCTACACCGATATATGACTCTTGCCCTTTTCGATTGATAACAATCGCGTCACGTTCCCGGACAAGTTCCCTCTGTGCCCTGTTATAGTCCTCTACGGCGGCGGGACGATCACCAATATATTTGCAACTGTCAGTGTCCCAATAAATGACCTTGTCCCAGCCGACAGCCTTAATAAGGTGCCACAACTCCAACCGACTACACGATGCAGTCCAGAGACCCCATAGAAAAGGTAGTTTGCTAGGCTTAGTCTGGCTTGCAAGGACTTGTTTTTCCGTCATGCTGTCCATTTTGGATTCCCATCCGGTTTTTGTAACCTCTAAAAGCTCTGTCATACTGTACTCGTATTCATCCCGTACTGTTTTCTGCGCACACGCGCCAAAAATGGTATTTACGCAGATTTTGGCAAAGATATAATCCGGGGTGTCTTTTGGCAGACTCTCTTTTTGCTCAAAGTAGCCTTTGACAGCCGCCCGGAAGGCGGCGGGGAGGTAATCCAGCCGGAAAGCCCATACGTCAGTTGCAAGTGCATCGTCCCAGTCGTAGCCCTCTGTAAATCGTTGCCAGTCGTTACTATCCATGTAGACAGCCATGCCGGGGGTAGATAGCACCCGGCCATTGTCTGCCCTTATGGGGGACTCGATATAGCTACACTTTGATTTACTGATCGTGGGATCTGGATTGTCGTGCAATACCTTGACATTGGTCATTGCAACATGACCTATCCAGCCATAACCGCCGTCAATCAGAGTCCATAGGTCATCCTCTGTACAATCACCGATGTATTGCGGCGGGGACATAGGATATTTCTTTGTCAACATTTGGCTTGGGTGCGCTGACTTAAAGTCATAACTATTGCAATTACGGTATGTTTTGCCCATCTTATATCGGTTCCCGTGGGTGTCGCCGCCTGCCATGCACTTATAGGCCAGTTTTAGGCAGTCTGGGGGTAAAGCCAGCTTGTGCATAAGGGCATTCCAGCCTTTGGCCTTGTGTACCTTATTATTAACGGCTTTCAGGACACGGGCGGTATTGGTGATAGGCAATGTTGCCGCATTGTAACCTCCGTCAGCTTTCAGGCGTTCGATTGCTTCCCAAAGTCCTTGCACGTCATAGACAATATATCGGTATTCTTCGTCTGTCAATTGGGTGCGGGCGTCATGATAGGCTTTATAGTCCAAATCACCAACGGCTTTTTCGTGGGGACAACCTTTAGTTGCACCCGCCAATGATTTTTGAAACAGTTTCAGGCTGTCATAAAATTCAAGCCCATTTTCTAGTTTCATGGAAAGAACTTTGTGGGAACTGGTGAACATGATAGACTTAACACCGAAAGACTCTTGCAATAATTGTGCAAGGTAATATGTCTCATAGCCCAGATTATGCACATGGATTTTAAGGCGCTTGCCGGAGTTGATACCCCACACTGTCACAAGCCCTTGCAGAATCTCCACAAATTGCGGATAAGTGCGAACTACGGCATTCAGCCCGCCAACGTTAATTTGATATGACCAGATAAAGCCGGTTTCCTGTGTGTTGGTGGTTTCCGTGTCAAAACAGGCTGTAACATCAATATATTTATGCTTGGCCTGTTTGCCCTTGCAACAGGACGGGCAGTGGGGTAGACGTTGCAAAAATTCTTGTGCAGTTTCGCAGACATACAAATCTTCACAACGTCTCATGGATTATCTGCCCCTTCGATGTTTTTTCTTCTCCCGTGCAACCTTCCTAGCATGGGATTCCCTAGCATATTCTTCAGCGTGTTCCCGGTACGGTTCGCGGAATTGCTTTTTCAACGGCTCGTCCTTTTTCTCTAAGGACTTCCAACAGCATTTTTCCTTCCGCGCCCTTTGCTTCTTCGTCACTACCCCGGATTTCACGCAACCATTTTGCGACCCGTTCCCGTTGTTGTTCTTCTGTTTCAGCTTTTGTCAATAGTTCATAACCAATCTGATAACCAAAGCCTTTTTCTTCCAGCAACGCAAAAATAGTCTGTGCATCATTGATAAATTCTTCTAAACTACCTTTATAACCAAGTTGCAAATAGGTTTGATAGCGTCTCTTTTCCGACTCTTTGATTCCAGTCACAGTACTTTGATGACCGTGCAAAAACGCGTGTATTTGTGCAAGCTCCGTTTGTACGTCCTGAGCCTTCATCCGGGCGGCGCGCTCTTTGAATCGTGTTCGCCCCATCTTGCTAAGGTATTTCATTGCGTAGGTGTAAGACATTCCCTTGCCGGTGGTGCGGCCTTCTGCCGCGGCGGTTTCCAGACGGCGCAAACGTTGGTTTGCGGCTTTGCCCGCCCGGACAAGTTCTTTACGCATTTCTTCAATGCTTGCGCCATCGCGAATACCGTATTTTGCTAACTTTGCCATTATTGCACCTCCGCAACGATTTTCCATTCATCCGGCAACAAAACAACAGCGGTTCGACTCACCACATATTTTGCATAATCATCATCATATTTCCCGGGCTTGCAATCGTTTTTGCTGATGCTGTTAATCTGTTGTGCTAGCACATAGCGCTGATATAAAGACGGTTCATTTTTGTTATCGCTGTCGGTCTGTTTTTCGGAGATGTGCCGAGCGGGGCACATACGGGTTACATATGACGCAAACATGGTACTTTGATTTCCCGTCTTATAACGTCTCATTTTCTGGTTTGCCGTGTGGATTGCTCTGAGTTGCACTCTGATATATTCGGGTTTCATTTGGTATTCCTCCATACTTTATACATTCCGTAGGTAATAGCTTTGTAACCGCCTTCAACCTTTACGACAAACAGTTCATCGGACTTCGCGTTCTTCTTTGCAAGGTATCTGCTCGGATAGATGCCGCATTGGTCAATCAGTTCTTGTTCATACTTTGTATATTTCTTCATTTTAATTATCTCCTTCCAATCTTTAGGAGGTTCTTCCCCTCTTGCTGATTATAGTATATCACAGTGTGACAATTCCCGCAATCCCCAATATGCACAAATATAGCACTGTTTTATTGTGCATCTTGCATATTCGTCAGATTGCACAAAATGACGCCGGCTAATGGGGGAAATTTTGTGCAAAATGCGACCCCCCCATTCC